AGAATGCCATGCGCTGTTTTTAGCCCGGTAAATCCCTGGATAGCTGTATCTAGGACATTTTCGCCAGAGTTTCTGAACGAAATTTGTTTTCCGTTGATAACTAGGTCTTTCGTATCGTTGACGATTGCATCGACCTGGACAATGCGTTTCTTGAACCCCTGGACAGATCCAGACTGCAACACTGGCTCAGTCGGCATTGTTTTAACACTGATGGTATAATCTAATCCAACCTGGTGGCTAGATGTTGCAGCGCCTTCAAACGTTATCGTGTAGGGAGATGCTGGGACCGTCTGTACTGGCTCAACAACGCCATCACGCACGATCTCGACGGACTTAGCCTCTAGGTGGTCCATAGTCACTGAGGAGGCCGCCCCACCCGTCTTAGCGCTGTCTAGCGTCAAATCAGAGTTGAACTTCTCTAGCATGTAGCGTGTTGATCCATTTACAGTACGCTTCACGATCACATAGACATCTGAGATCTCTACTGCCACCGCAACGAACTCACCATCTGTTGTGAACTTACTCGGCGCAATCACGTTTTGTCCGACTAAGATCGAGTAAACCGCCATTGTTCCATCATCGCCATTCACGATGAATAGCGTATCCGCCTCATCCGTAGATGTTGATCGACGGGCTGCAAGATCTACCGGGTTTCTAACCAGGTGCGAAGAAAGAACAGAAATCTGTTGTATCTGGTATGACTTTGTTCCCGATCCAAACTGAAAAGCATTGATTGATTTACCCTGGCGCTGCACGAAAACAGACGCGCCGTTGATATCTTCGATTGGAACACCAGGCCGAGATCCCTGCCTTGTCTGTGGGCGAACAAGGAAATTACTAGGTGTTACGGGTGTATCCTCCGATTGGATCACAACAAATTCACCACCAGTGGTAAAAATTCGCAAGTCTGCCGATGCAACGATATTCACAATGCTGTTAAGCTGATTGGTGTTAATCGTCGCTTCTACGCTCTCATCATCTAATCCAGTGCCGGGATCAAAGTTAAAGTAATCAATAACTCGAGATCCCCATACTGTATTAGGCCGGGACTTAGATCCGCCAAAGTACAAGCGACCTTCGTGGAATGTTGCTGATCGAGGCCATCCCCTGGTGGTTGACCAAACATCCTCATAGCCATGTTCGCTTTCCCATTCCCCGGCAACAACCGCGCCATCATCAAAGAATGGAACCTCAACCACGGCTTTCATTTCAGTAGAGCTAACAAACTCAACATATCTTGCGCGGCCAAATGTGCTTGTAACCTGGGCGTATTCGCCAACCGCTGCCTCCGCAAAAGGCTCGACCTTATATCCAGTTGTGTTATCGGGCGCTGTATCCCACGCTGGATAGACCGTAGCGATCTTTGTAGATGCTACATAATCCTCAACATGCCGGGTTTGCCCTGACCCTGTGCCGGATGTTAGTGTGATAAACATTCCGTTAGGATCATCATCAGATGTGAAGCTTGTCGCAGCTTTAAGGGTAATAGTATCCGCGCCCCCGGCTTGAGCCGTTCCGGTGTCAGTTGTTGCTGCCGATGCAGTGATTGTGATGTTACCATCAACCGCGCTGGGCGTGATTGTAAAATTTGGCTGGTGCGTATCAAACGCATAAGCGTACTTTGGCAAATTAGTAATCGGCAAGTTTTCCAGCGTCCAGCTAGTGTCGCTGTTGCGTACTAGGCGTTTTGTTTGCAGATCTTCGTGGCAAAGAATGAGCGTATCGACCGCTTGCGTATATTGCAGTTCATCGATCATGCCCGATGTAATTGCCGCAGCCGCCAAGTAATCGTTGCCAGATCCGTTAATGTTTGTTTGCTGCACACCGTCTTTGTAGATGTATATTCGCCCAACAACCAAAACTAAAAGATAGCTATCTGTTACGCTAAACTCAAAAGGGATTAGCTTAAAATCTGTGAACGTACCGCCAAAGTCATCAATGAACTCGAGGCCATCCCGGCGGCGTATACCGCCCTGGGGCTGCACGATTACGTTAGTCGCTTCCTCGAGGGCGTTCTGATACTGTTGCAGATCTGTACGCGCTCTGAGTAGTGGGTCCAGTTCACCGACCGAGAAGTTTGTCTGAAACTGTGTAACGCGCATTTAGTTTCTCACTTCGATTAGAGAATAATCCTCAACGATCTGTGTGGATTGACCACGGGCATCGATGTTCATAGCCTCACGCATCAAACCGCCACGGCCATTCTCGCCGGGTGATCCAAATGCTTGACCACGAAAATAATCTGCTTTGGTTGCTTGGTCTGTGATAACTATCGCAAGCTCCGCAGCCAGTGCCATTCTGAGCAAACGAATGAAATACACGGGCATTTTAGCCTCGGAAACCGATTGCTGATAATCGATGTAAACCGTTTGCATGTTTGTATAAAGTTGTTCACCGTAGATCTCCCAGCCATAACGGCGAGATCTTTCAGTTGTTCCCGCAGTCTCGAACACCGCTAATACACCGGATAGCATGTTGCCGGGTAGCTGATAGGCATACTGCCATTCATTCACTGGTGCGGTAGATAGTCGGGCTATCTGTGTTTTTGTCAAAGACCAGGACCAAACATAAGAGCTGATGATTGAGTCACGCAGATCCGGGTATAGTCGAGAACAAGCCTGGGCGGAATCACTGCCATCCGTAAATGACGAAATCGGCTCCGCGCCGAGAAGGATCAAAGCATCCGAACAAATTGAAACGTCAGTATCACCAGTTGCCATTTTGGTCCTCCAGGTAAGTGTGAGGGGCCACCGTAGCAGCCCCTCGGAGTATTAGTCACCGTCCGTTGCGGCTAGTGTTGTTCCGTCAGCAACGTCTACAACACCGCTTGCATTTGATAGAACTTGCGTAAGAGTGCTAACGCGAGTGCCACCAGTAGATGTAACACAATAGATCAAGTCACCGACTGCCAGAGTATCTGACAAGTCGTTGAAGTAACCCGCTGTGTTTACAGTCGCAATGGTGTCTGCCGTTTGATAGGAGTAAATAGAAGGCGCAGAGCCTTTTTTAGATGCTCCAATGGTTGCAAAACCTGTTTTATCGAAAGCCATTGTTCAGTCTCCTTATTCAGTACATGAGATCTTGACGATGCCTTCGTCGTCAATCGCAACCGCACCCGCTGAGAACATTGAACTTACTAGGAACGATGTTTTCTCTGGGATGTAGTTTACTTCTGACTTCTGAGACATTGATTCAGCATAACCCATTGAGTCCTGGTGCCATGCGAAACATGTGCGTGTAGATGGTTTTGGAACACCACCTTCGTCACGATCACCCATTGTGATGATGTTGAAGCCCATGAACGAGTTGATCTCGCCACGAACAAGCGCTTTTACTGAAGCAAAATCAGAAGATGTGATCTCTGTTTCACCTAGTAGAGCGTCAAGCTGTGATGAGTGCATCAACAGGTGACGACCTTCCGCCGGAACGTTGTTGTCGTTCATCGCTTTTGCAGCCGCGCGTAGCTTCTCGATGTTCATGTTTGTGCCAGCGCCACCAACAGTTGTTGCAACTGTGGACGGTGAAGCCGCTGCATCCAATGCATCGATGCAAAGCTGGTCCATACGACGAGCGATTGATTTAGATACAACCTGTACCAACTCACGGCGCTCATCAAAGTTCACATGTGATTGGTGGAAGATATCTGAGTATTCAGCCGCAATGTAGTCTGTCATTGTTGCTGTTACTTGTGAGTAAGTCACGTTCAACGGTGTAACGTCTGTTTGTGGAACGCGAACTGTTGCAACACCTTTACCGATTTTCGGGAATTTTACAGTGTTACCTTGGACACCTGTGCGTGTACGCATGGTGCCGCGAAGTAGGGCTTCGCCCTGATATGCCTGTTTAACTTCTTCATCAAAGAGAGTCACAAAGGCGTTAGTAATACTCTGCGCCATAGCAGAAGCCCCCTATAGAGTTTCCATTAAAACGCTTACTGTTGGCCGATGTATCTCGGGCAGTCTGCTTGCGCGAAAGTGGCCGCGCCCACCAGTGGTTTACCACATTAACGGGCCGCGCAGCGGTTAGCCGTTACACCACATATACACGCAAGCTTGCCATATTGCAACAATATCTAGCTGTTGGCCGCAGCCCATTGTTGTTCGATCTTTGTGCGCCACACTGGATCGCTTGTCCATCGGGGGTCTGCAATCGCCTGGCGAAGATCCTGAACATTCATTTCTGGGGTGGCAACAACGGGTTCTGTCGGGATGCCCTCATTGGTGTATCCCTGGATAAACTTGACCATTGCATTGATGCTATCGGCATTGTTTAGACCAATTGCCAGGGCTTCACGCTCTGCCTGGTTTAATGCTGCCTTAGTGATATGACGCTCGAGATAAGAGATCTTTTCCTGGGCCTTTGCGCCAAGCTTTTCCATTTCCCGTTGTTGGTCATACTGTATGGCTTGCTCTTGCTCCCCGGTCATTTCCAGGATGTTGCCAGCCAATTCCTCAAACGCCTGTTGAGATATGCCATATTTCTGCGCCCAATCCTGATACGCCTGGACAGTCGGATCCTCCAGATCGAGACCTCGATCAACCAAATCCTCCATGTTGTAGCCATCTTCCGGAGCTTTATGTTTCCCGGCTTTGAAGGCTTTTTCCAGTTCGGCATAGCTTTTTGCAAGTTTTTCGACATCGGGTCCATCCTCATCCCAAAATTTCTGTGGATAATAATCAGGCCGCTCTAGCGGCATTTCATCATCGACATCATTAAAGGACGCATCCTCTTGCGGTTCATGGACCGGAATAGGCGCTTCTTCTTGTGTTGGCGCTTCTTCTTGTTGTTGAAAGCTGACAAGCCCTTCCTGGGGCGCTTCTGCTACTTGTGTCTCATCAGACATTGTTTGACCTTTCTACCCTGCGCTCGATCAAGCGAACAAGCTCGGCCATGCCAGTTCTGACATAACCGTGACTTGCATCCTCGCCTGGGAACCAGGATGGTTGTTCGATAGTTATCTGTCTAAGGTGACTTAACACCTTTTGACCTTCCTCAGATTTAAAGAGCCGACCATACAATAGATCGATCTCATCCGCCTTTGGCGGTTCAGCGAACGCTGGACTTAAACCTTCCCACCCTTCGACTGAACTCATTGCATTGCCTCCGCGACTTGCTCATCACCTGGCAATGCTTGTTGCTGTTGCGCCATCATCTGTTGCTGCATCTGCATCATCATCATTTGCTGTTCCTCTGCCGAGTTAAGAACGCGCTGATCGATGCCCATCTTCTCTGCAATAAACGCAATGGCCTCTTGTGTGTTGATAATCGCTTGACCCGCCGGACCCATTGCCTGGGCGATCTGCATGAAGTTCAACACTTTGTTGACTTCCTCCATCTTGGGCGCTTCGGCTAGTGGAGACACCGGGGTAACTTTAATCTGAACACCATTCACTTTGAGCGGTAGATCGATCAATCCCTGGCGATCCAGGACAAACAATACCCGTGCGATTAGTGGGTTCATAATCTCAGTCATTAAGCGACCAAACGCAGATCCCAGGTTTGTTGCCAGTTCTGATTGGCGCTGGGCGATTTCTGTAGCTGATCGAGCCGACATTGTGTCTGGCGGCAAGGTATCATCCATCATAATCTTTTTGATGTTTACCCGTAGATCCTGGATCACAATCTGACTTGTGTTGAAGTCCCCGGCTCTAGGGAGAGGAGCCAGGGACGCACCCCCCGGGCCACCATTCCGAGCGACAGGAATGATTGCCCCTGGCTGGATCTTGATGTTCTGCGGGTTCAATACGCCATCATCCGCAGCGAGGAATACACCAGAGATCGCCAAGCTTGCGTTCTTCAACACTAGCTCGAGGGTTTTGTTTAGCGTCTTGATATC